TGATGCGCTGAGGCGGGGTGTTAAAAAATGGAGCAGGCAGGAATCGCAGTTCCTGCCTGCTCCATTTCTTTACAAGGTTGGATAATAATTTTTTAAGTTTCCTAGATGTAAATTATTCTTGGCTCCACTCTTCAAATTCTTTAAGAATATCATCTGTCATGTAGGATAGGCGTTTTTCTTTTAGAATCTCGTCGATAGAACTATATGATATGTATGAACAAATATCAGCTAAAGGCCCTCGTTCCATAACAGCGAATACTGGGCGTGTAATTTGTTCCAATACGGCTTCTCGTCGTTCTTCCGATGCAACAATATGGATTTTGATGTCTAACATTGGTTGTAAAGAGAGGAGATCTGCCATCCTAAGGATACCAGAGTAAATAGATGTTGTTCCCTCAACTTCGAACGCGCGCACAATAGATCTTCGTTGTATCCATAGCACGTCAATATTTTTGATCGTTTTTAAGGTCGTCTCATCAAAAATTATGGGAAGTTCGTCTAAGAGAGTACTCTCTTTCGGATGCCAGAATTCTGTAACTCGGTTTCTATCTGCCTTCGGCAACCAAATTTTGAACCCGAATATTTCTCCAATTTTCGCCAGTTTAGCCTGGACTTTTATAGATTCTCTTTGCTCGGTTTGTGGCTGATCCTTCTCTTGGATTGCATCGTCGTCAGGAACAGAAACAATGGTTTCCTTTCCGGAAATAATTACGTATTTTCGATGCTTTGATCTTTTTTGCGTCTTTCTCGGAAAGAGGATAAATAGTTTGTTGCTTTGCTTGTCGTTTTAGCAAATCGACTAAAAATTTACCATCGGCATTGTCCCAGCGTAAAGGACTGGAAAAAACTTTATATGTCCATTTAGTACTGTCTTTCGGCAAATCTTTTGTTATTGATAATGTATTCCATACTAAATCTTCGTGTATCGGAATTGCGAGTTCGAAAGGAAGCCAGACAAGCGGTTTGACCTTGAAGCGTAGGCAAAACGGATCGTTTTCTTCGATAAAGATCGGAGAATTGTCTTCATATGGAGCGCTTATTACCTCAAGGATGCCAATAAATCGCTGAATTTTAGTGCAATAACAAATAAATATGTCTCCAGATTTGATGCCTTGGTTTTTGACATATGATTTGCGCGATATTCTAAAGCCGGTAACATCTCGATTAGAATTGGTAAAAGCTGTTGCCGTATTAGGAGAAAAAAGATTTATATAATATTTCATTACTGCCATGGATTTTGATAAGCGACTTTCTTTTTCAAAAGTAATCTAAAGCGTATGATTATACAAATATATTTTGGGAATTGTGCTGTTCTTCAATATACTTTGCATTTCCGTGAAGGAATGTTAATTGAAAGAAGTTTATCTTTTTCGGCAAATGCAGTCCGTTAGGTGATCGTCGATAAATCCTGCCGCCTGCAGGTGGGCGTAACAAATCGTGCTGCCGAAGAATTTGAATCCCCGTTTTTTCATGTCTTTGCTCATGGCGTCGGATTCGGGCGATGATGTCGGAATCTCGCTCAACGACCCAAAGGTGTTGGTAATCGGCTTCCGGTCGGGAAAGAATGACAGGGTGTAGTTGTAGAAACTGCCGAACTCTTCCTGTAAGGCGAGGAATAGCCTTGCGTTTGTGATTGTGGATTTGATTTTCAACCGATTCCTTACAATGCCGTCGAACCGCATCAGCCGTTCGACGTCGTAGTCGGTCATTTGCGCCACCTGCACGGCGTCGAAGTTGCAAAAGGCCTTGCGATACCCCTCACGCTTTCTGAGTATCGTTATCCAGCTCAACCCGGCCTGGGCACTCTCCAGGACAAGAAATTCGAACAACGTCTTGTCGTCGGTCACCAATTTCCCCCACTCCTGGTCATGGTATTTCACATACAGCTCGTCGGTTCCGCACCAGCCGCACCGTCCGTTTATCATGTCCTGCATAATCATAATGTTTACAATTCGAAGTAAAGATAACCGATTCCCGGCTTCGTGCCAAATTTTAAGCCCGCTTCGGCCCGCTACAATTTGTCAATATAATAAACGTTGCGATGAAAGAATCCGAATTGGCTGGTGCGAAACGTGCTTTTATCGGAACAGCTTTGCTTCGGAGGAAGATCGTAAATTCGATTGTAAGATGTTGATATACAGATTAAAATTTTCTTTTTTTTGCGCAAATTCGCTCACAAAAAAAGTCTCCAAAAGGAGACTGAAAAGTGCGGGATAAAGGTGCTTCCGCACGAATGTAAGCCCGATGTATATCAACGAATTGCAGCGGTTTTCGGTTTCTGTCCCCGCATCGCCTACCGTCATTTTGCACGGTCTTGCGCCCGCCTGCCCGTTTTGCCTGCGCGGCCGCCGTATCTCCTTGCATGACAGTACAAAGATAGCGATTTCGGGCGATAAATCCAAATGCGAAGACTTTTGGAGATGCAGGCGGATTTTTATCGTCAAATTGAGCATTATTCGTATTGTTAATATTATGCATTAATAGTTGGTTGTTTGAATGAAATTATGTGAATCGTATCAAGCTCGATTTATGTTCGATATCGATTTTATAAATGAAAAAATAATTTGCGTCATAAGATGACATAAATAAACATTACCTTTGTATTCATAATATAGTCTTAGTCATCACTTAAAACTTTACAATATGGACAGGCTGGGGTATAGTCAGATAAATTTTTTGTTCATTCTAACTTTAATACAAAGAGACGATGGACAAAAGAAACAAACTTTGGAGGAGAGAACAACAGAACCGGGTGTTTAAAGCTCGCATGGTTTATCATGCCGCTTGCGGGTGTGGAATCAAGAAAGCGGATGGTAACTGGAATAGACATCCTCATTGGTTCGAGTTGGCAAGGGTGAAATGGATGCAGATCTACAAAAAAACAGGAACGCCATGCAGTTGTTGGTTGGCCGAGGAGAGAAGTATGATCGCAGGGGATATGTAAAGGAAACATTGCGGATTATAGCCGAAGCATAGACAGATTCGTATGCGTCACTTTGAAATTTAGTATTGTCAATATGTTGAATAATTTAATATTTAGAGCCTCATAAGTGTTTAATCGACTCGTAGAAAGTTACGGGTCAAACCTTATGAGATCATGAGCAGAAGCAGGAAACGAACACCCGTCAGCACGATCGCGTGTTGCAAGTCGCAGAAAAAGGACAAGCAGTTATGTAACCGTCTTTTTCGTAGCCGATCCAAACGATTTATCCGGGACGGTAAGGAGCTGCCGCTTCGGCTTCGGGAAGTAATGAATATTTGGGATTTTGCCGGTGACGGCAAATGCTATTGGGGCTATGATTGCAAGTATTTCGAGAAGTTGATGAGAAAGTAGCAGTACGCTCTCCTTTACTTTTGGGTAAGGGAGAGCGAATTGTATTTGGGTGGCTGTAAAATAATCGCTTCGACGGATTTTCGATATTTCAGGCTTATTCGTATCTTTGTTTCTATGGACAGAGGGGAGATTATCATTTACCAGACGGCAGACGGCGAGACCCGCTTGGACGTTCGCATGGAGAACGACAGCGTGTGGCTGACGCAGGCGCAGATTGCGCATTTGTTCGGAGTTGACAGAACGGTTATTGTCAGACATGTCAACAACATTTATAAGTCGTCCGAATTGGAGCGGGACGTAACATGTGCAAAAATTGCACATGTTCAGCATGAGGGGCAACGGCAAGTGCGACGTATGATTCCATTTTATAACCTCGATATGATTCTATCGGTGGGCTATCGCGTCAATTCCAAAAATGCCACTCAATTTCGTATCTGGGCGAATAAGGTCTTGAAAGAGTATCTAATAAAAGGCTATGCAGTCAATAGCCAGGCCAAGGCCGAGCAGTTGTACGGGCATGAAATTGAGATGTACACAGTAGAACAGGGAGAAAAGAGAGACAAGCGGCAATAATACAACGACTTACGAGAGAGCGACAAAATTTCGGCGCGAAATTCAAATGTGCATTTGCTTGAATTTCGTGTTAATTTTGGCGGCTGTTGGTTGAACTCGATTTGAATTGCGCTTGTATTTACAGGCAAAACGGGGCGATTTACGCCCTTTTTTTGTGCCTAACGGCTCGTAGTACCGATATACGGAGGATTTGCGGATATGAGGCAGGAACGGTGTGCCGTCGGATCAAGAGATTAAACACCGTTTAATAAGGATTTGAAAAAAGACGGATTCACCCGAAAATGCACATTTGAATTTTTGCTCAAAATATCAAAAATACGAAACGGAGGGACGCACAGAGGGACAATATAGGGGACAAAACAAATACATATCAACCCACAAACGAATAAAACATAATGCAAAAAGAGGCTTATTTCAAAGATAAACACCCCCAAAATACACATTTGAATAGGGGTTTCATTTGATATATATAGCTGTATTTTAGAGTGTTATTTAATATTTTGGCTCAACAAAATATATTCCTATCCGACGGCAGCGACAGAGGTGGCACCCCCGGCATCCGTTGAACGAGCGTCCTTTTTTAATATCTTATTCTCGGCTTTTAGCATTTCGTTCTCTGCTTCCAGCCGTCCTATTTGTTTGGCTTGCTCTTCGATCTTGGCATCTTTTTCCTTTATTAGCTCTAATAGATGCTCCTCGATTGATTTTTTTTCAGATTCTCCCCCCTCCATATTTTGATTTGAGGTTAAAAACATGTCGCCTCGACCTGTAATTAACCAGTCCGCATTGACGGATACAAAGTTCTTTGTAATATCGTCAAGGATTTCAAAACTCGGATAATATTTCCCTTTTTGTATGTTGTATAACTTATCGCTACGCTCGTAACCTAATGCGCGAGCGAAAGATGATATGTTGTGCCCTAATGCTTTGACGAGGGCGTTAAAACGTTCAGATACACTATTATTCGTACTGGGCATAAAAATAATTACATTTTTCTTTGTATAACCACAAACTACTTTGTATATTTGCGTCGTGGTTCCAATGTAACCGCGAAACAAAGATACTCAAAATAACAAATAATAGGCAATTATGACAAGGCAAATCCTTTTACCCGCTTCGGTTCTGCGGGAAATGCGGGAAACTTTCAAGGTCGGACGCAATGTTTTACGCCGCGCCCTCAATTACGAACGCAATAGCGATCGGGCAAAAGCCCTCCGCGCCGCTGCGCTGGAACGTGGCGGTTTGATTTATACCGGGGAACACGCCCCGAATGGCTATTGTCCGAATGTGGAAACGCGACACGACCACGTGCGAGGTATGATGTACCAAAACTTTGGTAATCGGGTGGAATTGCAGGTAAGTCGAGAGACCAACGTCGCAACGATCATTATCGACCACGAACCCGTTGCAACATTTAACGATATGACGATCGGCACGTGGGGCGATGTGCTTTACTCGCTACAAAAAATTTACAATCAATTAAATTCTTAAACGCGCCGCTGAAATAATCCCGAATGGCATTCTCCGAGGTTCGAGACCTCGGCGGGAGCAAAAAAAATTGAGACATGGAATACTACAACAATAAACTATGTGCAACCCGCGACGATTTGAGTGTTATCGTTAATTACGAGACACTTAAAAAAATGGTGTTGCGAGGTAAGGCAGAACGGGTGCGTCGTCCAAGTGCGGAATTGCCAGCCTTGTATGCCGTTGATAGTCTCCCATTAAAATACAAAACGGAGGTTTATCGCCGCTATCCGGATTTGAAAGCGCAGGCAGAGAGCAAACCTTTTGTCGAGAGCATCGAACCGGACGGCGCAGCGTTAGATTTTTACCAGCGTCACCAGTTCGGCGACGGGAAGTATTTGCCGACGGACAAACAGACCGAATATGCCAACAATGCGGCAGTCCTAAACGCTTTCCGGCTGGTGCTGGAGCGATCGGACAGTCAGCACCGGAAACAGAGTAAGCGGTGTATCAGCAAGGCGGAATTTTGGCGCAAAGCGGCGCAGGCGTTGCCGCGTATCGCGGACACGTTCCCGCACACCCTGCCGGAGAACCCGCGCCGCCTGCAAGAGAAATTCAACCAGTACGTGCGTGAGGGGTACGGGGCGTTGATAACGGGCAAATACGGCACCCGCAACGCTGCCAAGATCGACGACGATACCAAAGAAAGCCTCCTTATCCGGCTTATTTCCGACGCCCGTAACCTCGACAACGCGCAGATCGCGCGGATTTACAACGTAGTTGCAGAAACGCAGGGCTGGAAAACGATTACCGGGGCGGCGGTCGGCGTATGGCGCGAGAAACACGACCTCGTGACAGCCGGAGGACGCCTCGGCGAGACGCGGTTCCGCAACCAGCGGAGTATGCAGGTGAAGCGTTCGCGCCCCACAGCTCCGCTCTTATACTGGACAATGGACGGCTGGGTGTCCGAGTTGCTTTACCAAAAGACAGAAGAAAAGAACGGGCGTACTACCACCACCTACACGCATCGCCTCACGGTTGTTATTGTTCTCGACCCTTGTATCAATTATCCGGTCGGCTATGCGATCGGCGAACGGGAGACCCCCGAACTTATCAAAGCAGCCCTCCGGAATGCAGCGAACCACACCGCCGAGCTTTTCGGACGCCGTTACTACTCGAATCAAATACAGAGTGACAACTACGGACGAGGGAACCTCAAACCGATTTATCAGATCATGGGCGACATATACACTCCCGCCCGTGCACACAACGCCAAATCGAAAGTGATCGAGCCGTTCTTCAATTATTTCAACAGGAAATACTGCCAGCTCTGTACGAACTGGGGCGGGTTCGGCATAACCTCGAACAAGGATTTGCAACCGAATAGCGAGTTTTTGAACAAACACCGCCACAGCTTCCCGACCGAGGAGGAGTGCCGCCAGCAGCTTACGGCTTTTATTGAGCGGGAGCGCGCCGAAAAACGTGCCGAATACGTGAGATTGTTCGACAAGTTACCCGAGGAGCGACGCTTGCCGCTTTCCGATGAACAATACCTCCTCACGTTCGGAGCCGATACGGGGTACCGCAACGCACTCGAGGGCGTGGGCTTGCGCCCGACGATCGGCGGCATAAAACGGGATTACGATTGTTTCGACCCCAAGTTCCGGGAGTACGCGCATGTCCGCTGGGCGGTGAAATACGACCCGGACAACCTCGACCATGTGCTCGCGGTGAACGAGGACGGTTCCCTGCGCTTCATGCTCGAACGGAAACACGTGCAGCCTATGGCTCTCGCCGACCGCCGCGAGGGGGATGCGGAGCAGCTCGCCCGAGTACGGGAGTTCAACAAGCAGCTCGAGAACGACATAACCGAACGTCTCGCCCTCGCCAGCAACAAAGTCGAGCAATTATTCAATGACAACCCGCAGCTCGACGTTGCAACCCGTCTGCTGTTGTGTGATAGCCGGGGGCAAAATAAGAACCACAAGCAGACGCGCCGCCTGCAAGCCCACGAGATCGAGGACATAGAGGCGATCGAAATTGCAACGGTGCGCCGCCCGGTTCCTCAAATCGAGGACGAGGAAACTTTCAACTTGTACTAATAATCAGAAATAGAGATAATATGAAAACGATCGAGAAAGAGCAAATCAGAACCAAACTCGCGGAGTTCTGCGAGATCAAAGGCGGACAGAACAAAGCCGCGAACTCCATGCGCGGCGTCAGCCCGGCGACAATTTCCCAAGTGCTCAATAACAACTGGGATTTAATCAGTGAGGAAATGTGGCGCACGATCGCCTCGCAAATCGGTTACGATCCGCGTGCGTGGGTTGTCGTGGAGACACGCGGCTACAAACGCATGTACGGACTTTTGCAGGACGCGCAGGACAATTCCCTCGTGTTCGCAGTCACGGGTGATGCCGGATGCGGTAAAAGCGAAGCGATCAAGAGTTATGCCGCAAGCAACCGCAACGTGTATAACCTCTCGTGCTCCGAGTATTGGAACCGCAAGCACTTTATGGCGGAACTCCTGCAATGTATGGGGATTGATTCGACGGGCTGCACCGTTCCGGAAATGATGTCGGACATTATTCTCGCCCTCAAAAAGAAAGAAACGCCGCTCGTGGTACTCGATGAAGCCGACAAGTTGAGCGACCAAGTGCTCTACTTTTTCATCAGCCTGTACAATAAACTCGAGGATCGTGTCGGGATCATCCTGTGTGCGACAGACTACCTCGAGAAACGCATCAAAAAAGGTGTGCGAACTAACCGGAAAGGCTACAAGGAGATTTACAGCCGTGTCGGGCGCAAGTTCATCCCGATACAGGTCGTAAACAGCGAGGACGTTGCCGCCGTGTGCATCGCAAACGGTGTGACCGATCCGGAAACAATAAACGAGATTATCGACGACTGCGAGAGCGATTTGCGCCGGGTAAAACGCAAAGTCCACGCGGTTAAACAGCGTTCAACCTCTAAATAAACGGTGTTCAAATGAAAACGATCGACCTTGTACTCAAAGCCGAGTGGTACGACATGATAACCTCCGGGGAAAAACGCGAGGAATACCGCGAAATAAAGCCGTATTGGTGCAGAAAGATAATGGCGCAACGGGGGTTCAAATGTCCTAACAAATTCAGTTACGGATTTTCGCAATCATCGTTCCCTCAATTTATGTGCAAGCGCACGGGTACTGCCTGCATACAACCCAATTCAAGCGGTTTTACGCATGTACGTTTCCGTCGTGGTTATACCACCGAAGCAATGACGTTCAAAGTTGAGAGTGTAATTATAGGCAGAGGCAAACCCGAATGGGGTGCGCCCGATCACGATGTTTTCATTATCAGATTGGGAGAAAGGATTTAGGCATGGCAAAAGCGATAAGCAATAAAAACGTGGTGAATGCCAAGTTCAAGGTTGCCGATTTCACGGGCAAATGGCTCGCGTCATTCGGCAAACCCGAACTCCGGGGCGCATGGATCATCTACGGGGAGAGTGGCGGCGGTAAAACGCACCTTGCTTTGGAGCTGCTCAAATACCTGTGCGGGTTCGTGGATCGGGCGGCTTACGACACGTTGGAGCAAGGTTTATCGCTGTCGTTTCAGAACGCATGGAAAGACGCCGCAATGCAGGAGGTCGGCTCCCGGGTTATCGTGCTGGCGAAAGAACCGATCAAGGAGTTGCGGGAACGCCTGCGGAAGCGCAAAAGCCCTAACGTGGTCGTGATTGATTCGATTACGGCGTTGGTCGGGTTCACGCGGACGGTGTTCATGGAATTGATAAACGAGTTTCCCGACAAGTTATTCATTTTCATAGCACACGAAGAAAACAACAAGCCCTATCCGGCTATCGCGCAGCACGTGCGAAAGCTCTCGGAGGTGAAAATCCGGGTCGAGGGGTACAAAGGATTCGTAACGACCCGATTCAAAGGCGAAAAAGGCGAGGGAGGTGCCGATTTCGTGATATGGGAACAGGGCGCAAATGAGTATTGGATTGATAAACTTTAATGATACACAATTATGCACACAATGGATAAAATTCACAACGGGGTACTCCGCAAGTTCCACACCCTTTGCTCGCGTTTGGGACTGACGGAGGCGGAAAAACGGGCGATCGTCGAGAGCTTCGGCGTCGAGAGTAGTGCCGACATAGACACGCACGCCCTTATCGACGTTTGTGCCTCGCTTTCCAAGCAGTTGGAGGGCGACAAAGGCGACCAAATGGATAAACTGCGCAAGCGTGCTATGGCTGCGATCGGCGGCTACCTGCGTAAAATCGACAAGGAAAGCAATGCCGAAATAATCAAAGGAATTGCCTGCCGTTCCACCGGATACCAGTCTTTCAACAAGATACCCGCCGAGCGTCTGCGGAACCTGTACAATACATTCCGCAACAAACAAAAGGACATGGATGCGGCGGAACGTATCGCAATGGAGCTCTTGGCTCAAAGCTACACGGCGGGGAAAACCTCCCCGGCGATATTGAATTAACGGATTTATTCACCTTTCAAAAACAAAAAATTATGAGTTCAAACAACAATTCTTCGGGTGCAGGTATCGGCTTTTTGGGCTTGCTCACAATCGCCTTTATCGTGCTGAAACTGACAAAGTGCATCGCGTGGTCGTGGTGGTGGGTTCTCGCTCCTATGTGGATGCCTCTTGCCCTTGTGCTGCTTATTATGGTAATCGTCGGGCTGTGCAAGTTGTGGATTTACTGCAAATGGAGGGCGAGACGATGAAATGGTACATCAGCGGCAAAATTTCGGGCTTGCCGACCAACCAAGTAATCGCCAAGTTCCAGCAGGCGGAGCAGCAAATCCGGGCGTTCGGGCACGAACCTGTAAACCCGATCAACAACGGGCTCGGCTCGGAGGCGAGCTGGAACGAGCACCTCGTCGCAGACGTTGCCCTGTTGCTCGAATGCGATGCGATCTATCTGCTCAAAGACTGGGGCGACAGCCGGGGATCGCGCATCGAGGCGAATATCGCCGAGGAGTGCGGCTTGCAGATCGTCCACCAGCCGGAATATGCGACCTATGCGTCGAAAATGTAAGATCAGCCAATATGGATAAAAAAATCATCCGCGTATTCCCACGCAAGACCAATGCGACCCCAGACGACGAAAACGTAAGGATTGCAACTACACCCGGTTTCTTTGATGAAGCAGACGAGGTGCACATTTCGGTTGCTTTTACGTGGGATTTGGCTTGGGCGGAATGGGCTGCGAAGCAATGGAGACAGGTTGCACCTGTGTCAATCGGCGGTCCTGCGCTCAACGAGCCGGGCGGTGATTTTATTCCCGGAATGTATCTGAAAAAAGGCTATGTAATTACGAGCCGAGGGTGTCCTAATAGATGCTGGTTTTGTTCAGTTCCTCACCGTGAGGGCTTCGCATTACGTGAGTTACCTATTACGGACGGTTGGATTGTTACCGACGACAATCTGCTCGCGTGTTCCGATCAACATATTCTCGGTGTGTTTGAGATGTTAAAAAGGCAACCGCATAGACCTCAATTTGTCGGAGGTTTGGAGGCAAAAATATTATCGCCCGAACGAGCCTTGCAGTTGAGAGACTTGCGCCCCGATAGCCTTTATTTTGCTTATGACACTCCCGATGACTTGGAGCCTTTACGAGAGGCTGGGAAATATCTATTAAATGCAGGTTTTACCCGCAAAAGTCATGTGTTGCGTTGTTACGTGCTTGTCGGCTATAAAGGAGATACTTTCGGAAAAGCGGAGGCGAGAATGAGGCAGGCGTCGGAGGCTGGATTTATGCCAATGGCAATGCTTTATCGAGATCACAAAGGAGATTTTACAACAAAGTGGAAACAATTTCAAAGGGAATGGGCGAACCCTATAATAACAGCCTGTAACTTAAAAAAATAGTATTATGAGCAATCAGAAATCAATCATCGGCTGCGGGTATATTCCGCGCAAAGCGCAGGCGGTCTGCCTCAAAACCAATGCCATCACCCGGCTCGGCGAGGTGGAGTACAAGATCATCAAAGACCCCTACGAGCGGACATTTAAGAGTGAAAAAATTCCTTGGGAAATAGTGCCGCGCTCTTGGAATTGCATGGCGGTAAACGTGCTCGATGCAAACACGGGTTTAACGTATGCCGTCGAGTACGAACCCGCTAACCTCGTCCGCCCAACGTCGGAATCCAAAACCGACCAGCCCGGGGAGCCTGTCGATTTCGCTACCCGTGTCGGGCAAATCGCCGAGGAACTCAAAGCTATGTTCGACCCTGCGGGGGGGGAAATTTCCGACAAATGCGGCGTTGCATTCTTTGCGGTTTCGGATGACGGGAACGATAAAACATCGACGTGCGTCGGGTTTCTCGGCGGTCGAGGTAGTCGAGTGTCGGAGGCTATCACTTCGGCGTGTTCAAAGAACCCCCAAGTCCTCGAAATTGTGAAACGCGCCTCGATCGAGGCTATGTTTAACCGGATATTCGACGGCGACAACAAGAAGAAATAACCAACTTTCATTTTTATAACAATGGCAAAAACAAGAGTTAAAAAGGTCGTGGTTTCGGGAGTTACGCGCGACCAAATGGAGGAGGCTTTCGGCGCATTCGCCTTTGCCGACGCCAAATTGCAGGGTATCAACGCGGCAATGGACGCGGAGATTACCAAGATTAGAGAGCGCAATGCCGAGGAGATCGCCAAGTTCCAGCAGCAAAAGGACGACGCCCTCGAGGTGATGCAGACATTCGCCACCGAGAACCGGGACGAGCTTTTCTCCAAAAAGAAAAGCATGGAGACGGCGCACGGCGTCCTCGGGTTCCGCACCGGGACACCGAAGCTCAAAACCCGCAAGGGCTTTACGTGGGCGGCGGTGCTGGAGCTGCTCAAAGAGTTCAACCCGGCGTATGTCCGCACCAGTGAGGAGGTCGCCAAAGACAAGCTCCTTGCCGATCGTGAGAATGAGGACATGCCCGAGTTGATGCAGAAAGTCGGCATCAAGGTCGAGCAGGACGAAACGTTTTTTGTTGAACCTAAAAAAGAGGAATAAGGCTGAATGTCAGAGAAAGTGCGCAATTATGAAAAAGAGAGTATCGAGGTGTGCCGCAACTGCAAGGGCACCGGGATAGCTTACACGGTACCGGAGTTTCACCCATACGGGAGAGAAGATGATCCGCAGCCGTATGAATGTCCCGTTTGCCGAGGCAGCGGACGGGTAAAAAAGACGCTGAACATCGAGATCACGATCGAACCTTACCCCGGCAAGTCCGGGGTATAAAAAAGAAG